CCCAACCAACAGAAAGCGAGACAGCTGTGGAGAATACTCCAGAGACAGTTGCAGCACCAGTAGAGGCAGCAGCGGTTGAAGCTGCTCGACCAACTGTGACTGTAACAAATGTGCGCGAGCGCATTGCACCAATTACTTCAGGTCAATACTTGGAGCACACAATCAAGGCAGCAACAGGTTCAGAAGAATCACTACGCATTGTTCGCGCAGCTGACGATTCAACAACTACAAACACAGGTTTAACTTTGCCTTTGCACATGAACGAATTTATTACTAATCAGGTTACATCACGAGCTGCAATTGAAGCAGGTTCTCGCGGCGTACTTCCATCAAGTGGCCTTAGCTTCACCATTCCGCGAGTCACTGGAAATGGTTCAGTTGCAGATGTAAATGAAGGTGCTGCTGTTACATCAGTCGGGATGACTTCTGACTATCTTACAGTGGATATTAACAAGTTTGCAGGCCGCCAATTTGTGAGCTGGGAGCTCCTTGACAGATCAGCTCCTTTGTTCTATGACGAAATGATTCGTAATCTTTCAAATGCATACGCTAACGCAACAGATGCAGCAGTAATTGCAGCACTTCTTGCAGGCGGTACAGTAGGAACAGCAGTTGTAACAGCTGATAAAGCTGGATACCAATCATTCGTATCAACAGAAACTGCTGCTGCATACAAGGGTACTGGTCAGTTTGCTCGCAACATGATTGCATCAACAGACACATGGGCAGCGCTCATGGGATTTGCTGATTCAACAGGTCGTGCTCTTTACACAGCTACTCAACCTGCAAATGCTTCAGGTGCAGTAGCTCCTACAGCTTTAACTGGCTCGATTCTTGGTCTCAACCTTTATGTTGATCCAAACATTGGAGTATCTGGTCTAATTGATAACTCTTCATATATCGTTTCACCAGAGTCTTACACAACTTACGAATCACCTACAACTCGTTTGCAGGTTCAGGTTCTAGGTTCAGGACAGGTTGAAATTGCTGTCTATGGTTATCTTGCAATTGCAATTAAGAATCCACTTGCAATTCGTAAGTTTAATCTCTAAAAAATAGCAACACTCTAAGTCGCTCTGGGGATCAGTAGCCCTCTGATCCCCAGAGTCTTAAGAAAGGAATGGGAATGGCACTTACAACAGTCGCAGAACTCCGTAGCACACTTGGAGTTGGCACATTGTATAGTGACGCAACCCTTCAATCCGTCTGCGATGCTGCGGATGCAGTCCTTGTTCCTATGTTATGGGCTCCAAAATGGTTTTCAATTGCTCATAGCAATGTAATAGGCACAGGCACTTTATATTTTAACGATAACATTATTGATACTTTTTATGTGGGTCAAAGTGTAACAATCGCTAATTCAGGTAGTTCATATAACGGCACTAAGACAATCACAGAAGTACGCGATTATTCAATTAGCGTAGCAACCAGTCACACTGTTGCTCAGGCATACCATCCAATTTTCCCTTATGGATCTGTATCTACAACGACTTACACAGACTGGACTTTAGATGAAGCTGTGCAAAACGCTGCTCTTATGATCAGCGTAGAAATCTGGCAAGCCCGAACCGCTACCCTTTCAGGTTCTAATCTTGTCGATTTCCAGCCATCCCCTTATCGCATGTCAGCACAACTTCTGGCAAAGATTCGGGGCATGATTGCCCACGCACTCGACCCTCGCAGCATGGTGGGCTAAATGCCAACACCAGCGATAACTACTCTTAGAACTACTTTAGCAACTGCCCTAGTTGATAACTCTAGATGGCAGACTTTTGCGTTTCCGCCTGCCACAGTATTAGCAAATTCAGTTATTGTCAGTCCAGATAACCCCTATCTGACTCCTAATAACAATTCACAAATTTCAATCAGTCCTTTTGCCAACTTCAAGCTGATTATTACATGTCCGTTATTTGATAACGAAGGCAATTTGAATGGCATAGAAGATTTTGTTGTTCGAGTGTTTAACCTCCTTGCAGCATCTTCTTTCACATATAATGTAAGTGCAATTAGCGCACCTAGCGTTCTCAATGCTGCATCGGGAGACCTTCTCAGCTGCGAGATGTCCGTATCAATCCTAACAAGTTGGAGTTAATCATGTCCGATAACGACAAAGCAAACGCAGAATGGCTCGTGCGAATCGGTCAAACTGCAACAGCACCAAAACCAGTCACTAAGAAAGATGAGGAATAATCATGGCACAGGGAATAGTAAATAAGGTTGGATTTAAGGTTGGCACAACAGACCCTGCCTCAATCGATCTTAGCGCGTATGTAACAAGTTTTACATTGAACCGCACTGTAGATCAGATCGAGACAACGGCCATGAATGATACAGGCCATCGTTACGTGGCGGGTCTAGAAAATAACAGCATTACAGTGGAACTAATCAATGATGATGCAGCATCTGCTGTACTCCAGACAATGAACACACTTTTTAAGACAAACGCTTACTTCAAGTGTGCCTTGAATGGTTCAGCAGCAGGATCAGCAGCCAATCCATTTTACAGTGGGCTAATCTTGGTTGATTCTATTACTCCAATTTCAGGAGCTGTCGCTGATCTAGGAATGCAGAGTTTGACTTTTCAAGTCTCTGGAGCAATCACAGTAGCAACTACAGGCACATTCTAATCAACTAACAAAGGGGCAAATCATGGCAAAGTTAAAAATTACATTCGAAGATGGAAAAGTAGTGCAAGGGGAAATCACACCTCTTATCGAATACATATTCGAACAGCATTATAAGATGGGGTTTCACAAGGCCTTTCGTGAGGAAGAACTTCAGACCCAAGTGTATTTTTTAGCTCATGAAGTTGTTAAACGGCTAGGTGAGCCAGTAGATGCAAGGTTAGAAACTTTTATCGGCACTCTAAAAAGTGTTGAGGTATTAGACTCAGACCCTTTAGCTTAAAGCGAGATTTGCCTTTCACCTACCTCATTGCTCGGTTGAGCATAAGGTTGCAAATCCCGCCACAGCAGTTACTTGAGTTAGACCCAATAATGCTCCAAGCCTTGTTGCAGGGTCTTAAAGATGAAGCAAAGGAGATAGATAATGCCAGTAGAAGTAAAGGGCGTACTCGCACTCCGTAAGGCTCTTAATGCCTATGCTCCAGATTTAGCTAAAGAACTTACTGCTGAAATCACCAAATCTCTCAAAGTAATCCAAAAAGATGCTAGAGGATTTGTTCCTAACAGAGCTCCAGGTGGTTTGTACAATTGGGATGATAATGCCCAGAACAAGCAGATTACTGCTAGGACTTCCATGTTTAGAACTTTTAATGTAGAAGGTCGCTTACGCCCGTTTCCACTATACAACGCAACTGAAATCAAGCGTGGCATCGTTTATCGTACAGGCTACGGCAAGCCTAACTCTAAGGGCTTTCGCTCCCTGTTTCGCGTGAGAAATGTTTCAGCAGCAGGCGCAATATATGAAACTGCTGGTCGCACCCATCCTAATGGAGACCCAAGTAGCAAATCGAATAACCCTAGAGCAGGTGCTAGGTTCGTGCAACAAGGTGCTATTTATGGTCGCAAGTCTAGTTCCGGAGATATGCGTGGTCGTGTGATATTTCGCGCTTGGGAACAAGATCAAGGAAAACAATTGGTTCATATTATGCAAGCTATTGAAAACGCTAGAGTCAATCTTAACAAGCGAGCAACTGTGAGCAGTACAAAGGCATCAGCATGAGTAACATTCTTATTGAGATTCTTGCCGAATTTACAGGCAAGAAGGCATTTAAGCAGGCAGATACAGCGGCAGCGACACTCGCTAAATCAGCTAAGAAATTAGGCGCAGCCTTAGGTATTGCCTTTAGTGCTAGAGCGGTTGTTCAATACACCAAAGCAGCATCTATTGCGGCTGCTCAAGATCAGAAGGCTCAGCAACTATTAACAATTAATTTGAAAAATCTTGGTCTTGCTTATGCAAATTTAGATTCTGAAAAATTTATAGCAAGCCTTGAAAGTCAGTCGGCAATTTTAGATGATGAGTTAAGACCAGCCTATGCTCAATTGGCTCGCGTTACGGGGTCAATTGCTACTACTCAAAAATTAATGACAGTTGCATTCGATGCATCTAGTGGCTCTGGTTTATCTTACGCATCAACTATAGACATTCTTTCACAGGCTTTTGTAGGCAATCAAAAAGGATTAAAACAATTAAATCTAGGCTATACCGCTGCTGAGTTAAAAGTTAAGTCTTTTGATGAACTCATTGCAATTATCACAGATAGATTTGCAGGAGCAGGCAAGACAGCACTTTCTGGCTATGCAGGTCAAATGGATAAATTTAATCTCGCTACTTCAAATGCAGCAGAAACCTTAGGCGGAGCGTTTTTAGATGGCTTCAAAAGCATTGCTGGTAGCGGAGACATAGATCGAGCAACTAGCAAAATAGATAAATTTTCAGAAGGATTAGCTGGAGTAATTAGAGTCCTAACAGGTGTCAATAGTTTAGAAGCTATGCTTAAAGGTGTTGAATGGACTGGCTTTTTAGGCTTAGTTCCTGTCGCGCCTAAACTTCAAGGCGCACAATCTCCAGGAGAGCGTAAAGCAATTGATGCGGCAGCAAAAAAAGCCGAACAAGAACGATTAAAACTTATGAGAGAGCAAGCAAAAGCCCAAGCTAAGATTCTTGCTGATAAAAAACTAGCTGCTGCTATTGATAAGGCCAATCTTCTTCTTGGCAAAGGCGCAAATCTATTTGATATGGATGCTATCCAACTTAACGCCGCGATGATTAACCAAGCTGAGCAATTAGGTAAGGCCACATCTCAGTCTCAATTATTGATGATTACAAACGATATTGCTCGATTAAAGATTAAGCAAGATATTGCAGCTCTTGAGGATGCGATAGCCTCTAAGGATGAAGCTCGTATCACTGCTGCAACAAAGCAACTTGAACAAGACTTAAAAATCTACAATACACTAACAAACCAGAACCTAAAACTTGGTGACATTAAATCCATCTTGGATAAGATGCTTCCTAAAGATTTAATCAATCTTGCTAATCTTCAGTCAGCCTTAGATTTACTAGCCAAGTTTAAGTTCCCTACTTTGACTCTACCAAGTGGCCAAGTTATTGGCGGTGGTACTGGCACAGGTGGTGGCACAGGTACTGGCACAGGTGGTGGCACAGGTGGTGGCACAGGTGGTGGCGGTGGTACTGGTGGCGGAGCAGGAGCAGGAGCTGGTGGCGGTGCTGGCACAAAGACAGATGCTCAAAAATGGGCGGAAGAAATTGCAGCTAATGTAGCAGCAGATGCAGCAGCAGCATCGGCAGTCTCTCTTACTAGCCAAGTTGCACAAAGTTCATTTGCTATGGGTATTGGTGCGGGTTTAACTACAGCAGCAGCCTTATCTGGAGCAAGATACGCAGCTCAAGCGGCGGCTCAAATGGGTGGCGGTTATGTGGTCAATGTTTATGCCAACACTGTTTCTAATCCAGATGAGCTTTCAGGTCTTATTCAGGACACTATTATTAGACTTAACAAGCAGGGAGACTACTTAACCACTGCTGGGGCATTATGAGTCGGCCAGTAATCAATGTAATTATTAACTTCAGCACTGGAGCTCAGTTTGGCAATCCATTTATTCTAGATCAATCTAAACTGGGCAGTCTTGATATTCTTTCAGATGCAACTGCTCTTGTAGTAGATGTTTCTGACCTAGTAGATACCATCTCTACTAACAGAGGCCGACAGTTATCAGCTGAGCAATTTAATACTGGTACTGCTTCGGTTCGGATTCTTGATCAGACGGGCGCGTTCAACCCTCAGAACGCAAGCTCACCCTATTATTCTTATTTAAGCCCAATGCGTAAGATTGCTATTACTGCTACTTACAATGGCACTTCTTATCCACTGTATGCGGGTTACATAACTTCTTACAATACGAGCACTCCCAAATTTGCTGGAGATTTAGTTTATACAACAATCAGCGCGGTTGATGGATTTAGACTGTTTAACAATGCACAATTCTTTGGTGTCACTGGTGCTACAGCTGGAGAAACTACTGGGTCACGCGTGACCAAGATTTTGGACACTATCCAATGGCCTGCATCCATGCGCGATATTGATACAGGACAGACCACAGTTCAGGCTGATCCTGCAACTCAAAGAACTGCACTTGCTGCACTTCAAAACATGGCCTTGACAGAATATGGTGCTATCTACATGGGAGCAGATGGCAAGTGCGTTTTCCAAGATAGAAGCGTTACGGCTGGCTCTATTGGCTATACGCCTGTCGTGTTTAACGATGATGGCACAGGCATCGGTTACTTTGATGTCAAGTGGGTTTTTGATGATACTCAGATTTACAATAAGGCAACTGTTACGCGTTCTGGTGGCAGTGTTCAAACAGTCTCAAATGCTGATTCTATTATTAAGTATTTTACGCACTCATATAATCAATCTGGCCTACTTATGCAGACAGACGCAGAAGCCTTGCAATACGCTCAAGCATTCGTGGCATCTCGTCAAGAGACTACTTCACGCGTAGATTTGCTAACCCTTGATTTACAGCAGGATAACTACACTGCTGGCACTGTTGCAGCTCTGGACTTGGATTTCTTTGATCCAGTGTCAATTACGACATCTCAACCACAAGGCACAACTTTGTCAAAGACTCAACAAATCTTTGGCGTTTCGCACCAAATTAAGCCAGACAGTTGGAAAGTCAATTTCACCACAGCAGAGCCAATCATCGATGCATTCATTCTCAATTCGACACAATACGGTATCCTTGGGGTATCGTCTTTTAGCTACTAAGGAGTAACAATGGCAGGAGCAGGATACAAGCTGTTTAGCACAGGAGATGTGCTGTCAGCTAGTGATGTAAATACTTATCTAATGCAGCAGACAGTGATGAGTTTTGCTAACGCTGCTGCTCGTACTTCAGCACTTTCAGCAGTTTTGGCTGAAGGCTTGGTCTCCTATCTTCAGGACACCAATGTTGTAGAAATCTACACGGGTGCAGCTTGGGTCTCACTTGATGATCCAAATGCAATTCAGAACTCAATTGTTACTGCTAAAGGTGACATCATTGGTGCGACTGCTGCATCTACTCCATCAAGACTGGCAGTCGGAACAAACAATCAAGTTCTGACAGCAGATAGCACAACTGCGACAGGATTAAAATGGGCAACACCAGCAGGCGGTGGCGGTAAAGTCTTGCAGGTGGTAAGCGCAACTACTACTAGTGGAACGAGCATAGCGACAACAACAATGACCGACACAACTATCACTGCAACAATAACGCCAACTTCTGCAACGAGTCAGATACTAATTTTAATTTCTGTGTGTGCTAGAGGTCAATGCACTACAGGTACTAATCACGTAGCAGCAAGATTATTAAGAAATGGCTCTACTATAGCCGATTATGGCGGAGGCTCGTCTGTTGCTAGATTTCTACGCACAAATACAACAGATTGGCTAGGTATGCTTTCTGTTACTGATTATGATGCGCCTGCAACAACTTCTGCTTTAACTTACAAATTACAGGCAGCAGTTGAAAACACAGCTAATTCAATGACAGCAGAGTTTCAATTATCATCAACGCCTTCAACAATTACTCTTTTAGAAATAGGTGCATAATGGCTACCAGCACAGATGTAATGCGTATGTTATTTCCTAATGGTGGTTGGACATCAACTGGAGAAACCTTTGAGGATATACAGTTTATAGAAGCAACTCCCATTACTAAAGCACAATTTGAGGCAGGTTTTGCTAAATATGATGCTTGGAAAGCCGAGCAAGATACAAAGGCTGAGGCCGACAAAGCAGCAGCACAGGCTAAACTTGCTGCACTTGGGCTAACTGCTGATGACTTAAAGGCACTTGGGCTATAAGTGGAACACTTGACTAAGATTATTACTCATGAAGCCAAGATTATCTAGAGCTGCAAGTCAGTTACGAGAGCAGTTCGATGATTCATACCCAAGTCGTGACCGCACATCGGATGGCTGGATCGGTGATAGCCGACACGCATCTCGTCCTAGCGATCATAATCCCGATGCTAATGGCTGGGTTCGTGCCATCGATGTGGATCGTGATGTCAGTGGTCGGAGCAAGCCAGACCTCATGCCAGATATTGCAGATCAGATTCGTCTCCTATGCAAGTCTAAAAGAGAAAAGCGCATTACCTACATTATCTTTGATGGTCGTATCGCCTCAAGCAAAAAGGCTTGGGCTTGGCGAACATACGAGGGCTCAAACAAACACAACCACCACTGTCATGTCTCGTTTTCGCAAGAAGCTGACAATGATGGTGCTTTTTTTCAAGTACCTATGTTAGGAGCCAGTAATGAATGAACTAAAGACAGCAGCAGGTTCTTGGGCTAGAGCCTTCTTAGTAGCAGTTATCTCAATGGCAGCAGCTGGAGTGACAGAGCCTAAGGCTCTTATCGCAGCAGGCGTAGCCTCAATCCTTCCACCAGTGTTGCGCTTTCTCAATGCTAACGACACAGCTCTTGGCATAAAGAAGTGACGCAGCAGGACTTCTTTACTTTCTATCTAGCAACTCTTGGAGTCATTGGGGGTCTTGCTGGTTATGTGATTACACATCTGTTGTCTGAGATTAAAAGACTCAACACGCGAGTCGATGAAATCTACAACATCTTACTAGACAGGTAACATTCTGCTATGGCAAGAAAAGCAACCCAAGCATTACAGGATCAAGGCTACTCAAAACTTGATGCTTACTGCATAGGGTTGTATGAGTATTTCTGTAGTCTAAAGCGAGCAGGCTTCAAAGAAGATGTAGCCATGTTTATGATTACTGAACCTCAATCTTATCCAGCATGGATATTGCCTGACCCTGTCGATCCAGAGAAGTTCGGCAACTACGAAGATGAGGACGATGATTAAAGCCCGCTATCTTGTTATATCGGATTTACAAATCCCGTACCATCACGAAGCAGCTGTAAAGAATCTTATTAAGTTAGTAAAGCGGGAGAAGTTCGACCTCATCCTTAACACAGGTGACGAGTTGGACATGCAGTCTCAGTCGCGCTGGGCGCAAGGTACTAAGTTGGAATGGGAAGGTACGCTAGATGCTGACAGAAGCCTTGCACAGAATATTCTCTATGAACTCGGCACAACAGATGTCACTCGGAGCAATCACACAGACCGCCTATACCACACACTATTACGCGCACCTAGCCTCATCGGATTACCCGAGCTTGAATACTCCAAGTTTATGGACTTCAACGGGCTTGGAATCAGATTTCATAAAAGACCATTCGAGTTTCACAAGGGATGGGTCTTAGTTCATGGCGATGAAGGATCAATGAACTCCAATGCTGGACTTACAGCTCTGGGACTGGCTAAGAAGTTTGGCAAGTCTGTGGTCTGTGGTCACACTCACAGGGCAGGCATTAGTGCCTTCACAGAGGGCATAGGAGCGTCATACAGGACTCTTTGGGGCTTAGAGGCAGGAAATGTCATGGACAAGAAGAAAGCCTCTTATTTGAAGGCTGGAGCGGCTAACTGGCAGATGAGCGTGGCAGTGATTGAGACGCATGGAGACCATGTTTCACCCATGCTAGTACCCATCAATAAGGATGGTTCTTTTACCTTGTACGGGAAGTTGTACCAATAAATCGTTATCATTTCGTTACCTAAATGTGCTTGATTTGGCGGCAGTAAGTGCAACACTAATCCTGTAACCAACCGAGGGCGTTGGTACAGATAGGTACAAATCATGGCAACGATAGAGATACATGAAAGTGCAGTAACTACAAAGGAAACGCTTTATTGCATCTATTGCGATGGACAAGTAACAAACAATACCCATTGCATCCCCTGCAATGAATACAAGAGTGTTGTCACACTTAGCGAGTATGTTGAAATCAATGGACATTACCCACGCATAAAGGCGGTAAAATAATGAAGATTACAGCTAAAGACTTTGACAATTTGACAGACACAGTTATGGGCTGGAAAAGCAATGACTGGGAGCTACAAGGTGACAGATTTGCAGATAAGCCTTCATTTAATTGGGCAGTAGTATGCTGGTATGACACAGTAATCAGCATGATTATGGCTCGCACATTTTTGGAGCAAAATGACTATGCTTTCCAAGAGTCATACGATCACAACATGGAATCATGGGTATTGCTCACCAACTACGACTCATTTAATATGGCGGTATCAGCATGAGTAACAATGACAAACTTTTAATCATTTGCCTTATTGGGGCAGGCATTAGCTTCATTGTCTGGGCATTACAATCCTACAAGGAAGCCTACGAGCGCGGACATCGCGATGGTTGGCATAAGGGCAGAGCAGTCAATCGCTCAGAGTTTTGGTCAGAATGAAACATGGAGAGATACTTAGTTCTGCCACTGATCTATACAAGGACAGAGGACTCGCTTACGGCCACCCAAGTGACAATATGGCGCGAGCAGCAAGACTTATCAGTGCCTACCTTGAATTGCCAGTGGAAGATTACCAAGTTGCAGTTATCCTATCGCTGGTCAAAATCGCAAGAACAATCGAAGATGGAACTCGAGAAGATTCTTGGATAGATGCAGCCAGTTATCTAGCAATAGCTGGACAACTCCAAACAGAGGAGAATGACTTATATGTTTAATTTGGCCGATTATGAACCAGTTGAGGTGAGACTTGAAAAATTCATTAAGGACTATGCAGATTTTCGTATTAGCACTGAGTTGGAAGTTGTGGAAGCTAATAGATACATTGTTAAGGCATATCTGTACAAAAACTCTAGCGATAGCATCGCGTGGGCAACAGGGTACGCGGAGGAAACGGTTAGCGCTCGCGGTGTCAATCAAACTTCTGCATTGGAGAATTGCGAGACATCTGCAATTGGCAGAGCGCTTGCAAATGCGGGTTATGCTCCTAAAGGAAAGCGTCCTAGCCGCGAAGAAATGAAGAAGGTTGCACCCAATCATCCAGCTCTACAGGTTGTACCAGATGTAGCACCAGTCGATGTTGATTATTGGAACACATCTTTCAAGGAGCAAGCAGTAATTGCAGAGATTGTCAATACACAGATGGATACTCCATCCTGTGTTCATGGCGAAATGGTATGGCAGACAGGAATAAGTCAGAAGAATGGTAAAGAATGGGGTCGCATGACATGCCAGTCTAAGGGGCAGACTGGTGGCATAGACCAATGTTCGCCGATTTGGTACAACATCGGAAGTAATGGCAAATGGGAACCTCAGAAAGCGAGGGTATAATGGGGTATGCAGAGTTTCACACAGCTGACGGCTGGGTTAATGTGGAAGATGTGCCTATGATTGATACAGTTAATTGCCAACTATGCAATGAGCCAACACTGGCATCTGACATTACGATCACTGCAAGAATTGTTGAAGGTGTCGTAGTGGCAGGCACTTGGTCATGTAACAAGTGCAGGGCAGTCAATGGATAAGGAAACGCTACTTATGGTATTGACACTAGCTCTATTCATTGGCGGGGTTGCAATGGGCTACATGGCTGGGATGAACCATTAGCCAACATAGAAAGCACCGAGGTTTCCGCACAGAGCGGGTGGTCGCACAGTACCTATCGACTGTATGGCCATTCGCTAGTGTGGGAAGGGGGAATGGTAAAGATATTCAGTCTGTACCCTTTGATTGTGAAGTTAAGGCAAGGGCTGGATTTCAACCAAAGGCAGTCTTGGAGCAGATTCGTAAGCGCACAGCTCTTTCGGGGGAATTGGGCTTTGCGGTACTTCGTCTCAATGGACAGGGCGAGAATGCAGCGGAATATGCCTGCATCATCCAGCTCCAAGACTTGCTTCCACTTCTAGAATTAAAGTATGGTCACTTAAACACTAAACCGACTGAAGCAGACATTGTTAGATGTGATGGCTGTGGATCATGGATGATTGGGGAATGTAAAACATGCCAGCCTACGATTACAAATGTGGAAGATGCGGATTAAAGAATGAGCTGCATCATGGCTGGCATGACAAACCAACAGTTCTTTGTACTTATTGTAATGAACCTATGATCAAAGTAATTAGTCCAGTAGGGGCAATCTTCAAAGGAACTGGATGGGGCTCATCTACATAGTTATCCACAAAGTTATCCACAGGAGGTTTTTGTGACTAGAAACACCGCTCTGACCAGCACTTATAGTAATGAATTTGACAGTCGTGGTACGCTAACACGGCAGAGCCTCTCAAAGGCTCACCGCAAGCCCCTTAGGGGCGTAGCTTGCGGGGTGCTAATAGCTATTGGGATAGCTCTATGCAGTAGTCCTGATGCAGGTAGCTCTAACATGAGCTATATTAAAATGACCCCTAAGCAATATGCAAGATACTCATTAAATGATATAAAAGAATATAAATGTTTAGCTGTCTTATATGGTAAAGAATCAGCATGGAATTACAATGCATACAATGCTAGTAGTGGAGCAGTAGGGATACCTCAAGGCAAGAGTATCTATCTATTAACAGCTACTCCAATAGAGCAGGTTGAGTGGGGCTTACGCTATATTAAGCATAGGTACTCGACACCATGTAGAGCATTGATCCATTGGAGTAAGTACGGATGGCATTAGAGAACATCAATCATCGAAGATACAGGGTACATAAGCTACAAGTATTCAAAAGAGATGGACGCATCTGTGCATTGTGTGGTACAGATGAAGGCGAGATGCACATAGACCACATAATTCCAAGAGTAGTTGGTGGTGATCATTCATTAGAGAATCTACGCGTACTTTGTGCTGCTTGTAATCTGCGCAAGGGCGCACGCTCAGATCGTGTTTTTTTAGCCTCTACGGCTACCCCCAGTGTCTCTCCTGCCTCTCTCTCTCCGACTGAGTCGAGCGTGATGCTGGACAGTCCGTTTAAGACCCGACCTAATCCAAATCAATGACAGTTAAAACCAAACCTAAAAAGAAGCTTGTGGGGAATTTGAAACCACGGCTACATTCACCATTTCTAAAAGGTGAAACACGCGGAGATCAGATAGCAGAACTAGCTGAAAAGATTGGTCAGCCTTTATTGGCGTGGCAAAAGTTAATTCTGGATGATATGTGTCGCGTTGATAAGGATGGGTTATTTATTCGCAAGTCCAACCTGCTTCTCATAGCTCGACAGTCAGGAAAGAGCCATTTAGCGAGAATGCGCTGTTTAGCAGGCTTATTCTGCTTTGGAGAGAAGGACATCTTGATTATGTCCTCTAATAGATCAATGGCAATGAAGTCTTTCAACATTATGGCTGACATCATCGAGCGAAACGATTTCTTGCGAGTGCAGCTCAAAGATGGAGACATCAAGAAGGGCATTCGTAGAACTAATGGAGATGAGCGAATCATCCTTGCTTCTGGTGCTCAACTCGAAGTGCGCGCTGCGACTAGCGATGGAGCTCGCGGCATGTCCTGCGACTATTTATGGATTGATGAGCTCAGAGAAGTATCGGAAGCCGCGATGGACGCCGCTAAAAGCGTAACCTTAGCCCGCTTAAATTCCCAGCGTCTATTTACTAGCAATGCTGGAGATGCGTTCTCAAAAGTGCTTAATGATTTGCACGATTCTTGTAAGCATTACCCGCCTAAGTCTTTGGGATACTACGAATACTCAGCTCCAGAGTTCTGTGACATCTGGGATCGTAAAGCTTGGGCTATGGCAAATCCCTCACTAGGATATTTAATTTCAGAGCAGGCAATTGAGGAAACGATTGCAACATCCACACAGGATGCAGCAAGAACCGAAACCTTGTGTCAGTGGATTACTAGTTTGTCCTGTCCTTTCAGTACTGAGGTACTTGAAAACAGTTCAGATAGCACTCTTGAGATGTCTGTTGGGGCATATACAGTATTTGGCTTTGATATTAGTCCGAGTAGAAAAAACGGGAGTATTGTGGCAGGCCAATTGCTTTCCGATGGAAGAATCGGTATTGGAATACTTGAAACCTTTAGCTCACAGGTAGCAATTGATGAATTAAAGATGGCAGCAGCTATTAAAGGCTGGTGTGACATTTATCGTCCTCGTTTAGTCTGTTTTGATCGTTATGCCACTCAAACAATTGCCGACCGCCTAGCTCAGAGTGGCGTTGTTGTGGAAGATGTCAGTGGCCAGCAGTTCTATAAAGCTTGTGGAGACCTCTTGGAAGGTATGACCAATCTTCGAGTCATTCATAATGGCCAAAAGGAACTTATTGAGCAATTTACAAATACTGCAGCAAAAACTAACGACTCTTCTTGGAGATTGATTAGGCGCAAATCAGCAGGCGATATTTCAGCCCCGATTGGATTGGCAATGGTAGTGAGCAAGTTAATGCTTCCAACACCTAAACCTCAGATTGTGGTTTAGACAGTTCGTGGCGTGTTGTCTAATTACTTGACAAATGCTACACTTTATGACTATGGGTATATTTACGCGAGCAGTACCAAAGGAATCTAAGCCGACTGTCGTAGCGCAATATGCCCCTCAAAATCTTGGCGATCCATACATGTTCTCTGGCTTTGCCAACATTGATCGTAACATGGCACTTGGTATCCCAAGCCTTGTACGAGCTAGAAATCTAATCTGTAACACAGTTGCTTCAATGCCGCTTGAGTTGTACAAAAAATCAACTGGAGAAGAATTAGGCAAGCCAGTATGGATGAGCCAACCTTGTTTTAATCAACCGCGTTCAGTTACGATTTCATACACATGTGAATCATTGTTATTTTATGGGGTAAGTTACTGGTTGGTAAAATCTAGGTATCAGGAAGATGGTAGGCCTGCTTCATTTGAATGGTTGCCTAACTATCGTGTGACTCCTAAGTATTCAGCAGATGCTTTAACTGTTGAATCTTATTATGTAGATCGCAAAGAAGTATCTAACGAAGATATGGTTACATTCCAAGCATTAAGCGATGGAATCTTAACTACTGGTGGTCAAGTGTTACGCGCAGCTTTAGATTTAGAAACTGCTAGTGCAATTTCAGCAGCCACGCCAATGCCTTCGGGTTATATCTCCAATTCTGGTGCTGACCTTGATCCTAAAGAAGTTCAAGGATTATTGGCAGCTTGGAAAACCGCAAGAGCAAATCGTGCAACTGCTTATTTGACTTCTACTCTTAGTTACAACGCTACATCATTTTCTCCTAAAGATATGATGTATAACGAAGCAAAACAAGATTATGCAACACAGATTGCGCGTCTTTGCAATGTCGATGCATTTTATTTATCTGCTGACGCTAACAATAGTATGACATATTCAAATTTGTTAGATTCTCGTAAGCAGTTTGTCTCATTAACTTTGCAACCTTTCATTTGTGCAATTGAAGATCGTTTATCAATGAATGACATAACTGCAAATGGCAATGAAGTTCGTTTTGATTTGGACGCATCATTCTTGCGTGCTAATCCAATGGATGAATTACTTGTAATTGAAAAGTTACTGGCTCTTGGGCTTATTACTGTAGAGCAAGCGATGGAAATGACAGACCTAACACCTAATGGAAGCGAAGGCATGAGCTAATGGAAAACATCCTCACATTCTCAGCGGATTTAACTGCTGATACTGCTAAGAGAATTATCTCTGGCAAAATTGTGCCAATGGGAACGGGCGAAGTCGGCTCAACCTCAGCAGGCGCAGTTGTATTTGAAAAGGGAAGCATCCAACTTCCAGAAGATCCAAAAAGTATTAAGTTGCTTAATCAGCACAACACAAAAGAACCTTTAGGCAAGGCACAATTCTTTAACGATGTAGAAGGCGAAGGCATTTATGCCAGCTTTAAGATTAGTGCATCGACACGCGGTAACGATGCACTAATTACGGCATCTGAGGGACTTACTTCAGGTCTGTCAGTTGGTGTCGAAGTTCTCAAGTCAAGTCGTAAGAGTGGGGTTATGCATGTAACTGCTGCCCGTCTTATGGAAGTAAGTTTAGTAACAGAGCCAGCATTTAAGTCTGCTCAAGTTACTGATATTGCCGCTTCTGAGGAAGAAACTCCAGAAGTAGTAGTCGAAGAAACCCAACCAACAGAAAGCGAGACAGCTGTGGAGAATACTCCAGAGACAGTTGCAGCACCAGTAGAGGCAGCAGCGGTTGAAGCTGCTCGACCAACTGTGACTGTAACAAATGTGCGC